CTCTAATTAACGACGGAGAAAGATCTATAAGTGAAAGCTTTCGGAATAGGATTATTAAGCTATATGAAGAATTAATCTTAAACAAGTATCCAAATGTTTTTGTACTTGAAGGGAGTGTTGAAACACGCTATAATAAGATGATAGAAATAATGTATCATGAGTAAACTTGATAATAAAAACGTAAGCAAGCATCTAGGTAAAACTAGTAAATATAAATCCGAATATGATGAAAAGCTCTTAGTAAGAGAGCCCAGATCTAGCAATCGTAAGCATCTTAAAATTAAAGATAAAGATTTACCGTTCGTAGGGTATGATGTCTGGAACGGCTACGAAGTTTCAGGATTAATGGATAACGGGCTACCTGTTAATGCTGTCGCTAAAGTAGTGTATCCGTGTGATAGTAAATATATTGTCGAATCCAAATCTATGAAGTTATATTGGAATAGCTTTAATATGACAAAATTTGGTGAAACTATAGAAGAGGTAGTGACTAATATTGAATACCATGCTACAACTGATCTTAGTAAGCTATTACAGACGGAAGTTAAAGTTAAATTATTTGCCTGTGATACAGATTTAAAAAGAGTATCTAATCCATTCTTAGAATCATATGATGCTGTACCAAATTCATTAGCAATAATTCCAACTAAGAAATATGTACGGTTAGAGCACTTCGTAAAAACGGAAATTAACATTACTAAGTATAAAGAAGATCCATCTATATTTGATACCAAATATACCTCTATGGCAGAGCCTAATAATCTAAATGTAATGTCTTCATTACTTAAAAGTAACTGTCGTGTTACATCTCAGCCGGATTGGGGTGATGTATTTATTCATATAGAAGGACACTGGTTACCTGGTGTAAAAGAACTGCTTGAATATATTGTTTCGTTTAGAGACGAAAATCACTTCCATGAAGAAATATGTGAAACTATTTATAAACGCTTGTACGATAGGTTCTCCCCGCGGGAATTAATGGTTGCGTGTTTATATGCAAGAAGAGGTGGATGGGACATTAATCCAGTTAGAGCTAATAAGATAGAGCTAATTGATAATACTATGTGGGATGAAACTATCCCATGGATTAAGACCATTAGACAATAAAAAAAGGGCGCTCTTTCGAGCGCCCTTCGATAATAAACAATATATCGGCTTACTGGAATACTGTAGACTGCGCTGTAGCAGCACCGCTGTTAAACGTCACTCCCAGACCAACGACAAACACAACATGGTAGTAGTTAGAAGCACCAAAGAGGTGATCAACAACACCATATCGGGTCAACATACCGACCTTCGGATAGAAGGAGTTCGGATCAATTGACCGTTGCACCATAACCGGGATGTAAGGACAGTAAATGATACCAGTATCATAATACTCAGGCCCTTTATAACCAAGTAAGGCGTATTCAACCTTATTATGGCGATTTGTCTCGTCAAGATTATACTGCGCTTCAGTACGTGTATCGCGATAAACGTTAAAACGTCCACCAACGTTACCAACTTTAGCAACACCAACCGGTTGCGTGTTAACGTTACCGTTCATTGTCATCCAAGAGAACTCAGGGAGCATCTCAAGAATAGCACAAACACTAGGTGTAGCAACAATAAAGTTAGCAGCACCACGACGATTGCGAACCGCCATCCTGTTAGCCTCAACAATTAACTTCTGATAGAAGTCACGGTTTCTCTCACCCTGCCAGCGTGCATCAGCAGCGGAGACCTTATATGTTGAAAAACCAGTTCCCGATCCACCACCAATTGCAGCTTGAACCATGCGAATAATCATCTCACGATCGATCTCAGCTTGAATCTCATATGACATAGCATTTGTTAACTCAGCGTCAACATCAATACCATTCATATTCTTAAGATCCTGCTCAAGTTCAACTGACCAGCGAGCGTTCAACCTACGAGTACCAGCCTCAACAGCTGTCTTCTCGAAGCTCAACTCAACTGTAGGAGCGGACTTTGCACCATCAAGCTCAAAAGCTGACAACAAAGCAGCAAAACCTGAATCAGCATTATCTAAACCAGCAGATAACCAGTGAGCACTACCAATACCATCTGTAGTTCCTGCGGACTCACTGAGCTTCACGCCATCCGCGACTGTGGTACTACTTATACCAGTAAACGCAGTGCCAAGATGGTTGTGACCTAACTCACCAGCCGGTGCGCCAGCCGAACCCTTGGCTGCTGAACCTGCGACTGTTGAATCACCGAGGGCTGAACCGCGCTCAGACCGCGAGGCGGCCAAGCCGTCGATAGTATCATTGCTATACTTATAACGTAAAGCAAATGCAAGACCAACTGGTCCACTCATCGGCTGAACACCAACGATCTCGTTAGTGATCAACTCAGGGAATGTACGCCGAATCATCGGAATAAGAATCTTCGGTAGGCGCTGATCGCCTGTTGCATAATCATCACCACTATTGTACGCACCGGCGCCAGCTTGGCCACCTTGCGAAATATTTTGCAGACCGTTACCTAAGGCACTGCCTGCTCCACCGCCGTAATTACCGCCGGCTTCCCGTATACACCACTCTTCTTGGTTCTCAAGGAGAATGGCGGTGTTCATCCGCGTATGCGGATTCTCAATAGAGTTGACTTTGTCAGAGGTATAGTCCAAAACAGGACTCCACTTCTCCAACAATTGCTCCGCTCTATTATTATCGATATAATTCGTATTTGGACGTGTTGTAGTTTCGTTCATAATATTAATTTTTCCTTTTATTTATAATAATTTTTCCGTTGAATTGGAGAATCAGGTAATATAATACCTCAACATTTTATAATCTCATATCAGCTAATGTTTGAGCATAGTGACCAACAGCAGTTTTAGGTGTTTGAGATTTCTCTTCAACAACTTCAACCTTTGCTTCTTTAGTCTTAGACTCTGTCATAGCCTCTTCTTTTAATAAATCAAGAGACTCTTGAGTTTTCTTGTCAAAAATATTGACTGTATACTCAAAGTTCTCTTCAATAAACGCAAGATCTTTATCTGCGAAAGTCTTTCTTACAAAATTTGTTTTCTTCTCATCAAAGCCGACAAGCTTCTTCTCTAAATAAAGGTCCTTTTTAAGACCTTCAAGCTCTTCAGAAACTGTATTATGAGATTCAGTGAGCTCATTCAGTTCTTTACTTTTAGCATCAATGGTTTCTTTTCCATCCTTAACGGCCTCTCTAATAGAATCATTAGCTAATACCATATCAACCGAAAGCATCTTACGGATATCTGTAAGTAAACTATATGCCCTTTTATTTGTAGTAGCTTCTTCAATTGTCTTAGTAGGAATAGCCTCATCTATATATGAGTCAAGATAATCAGAGACAGATTCAACAACAGTATCTTTTAATGACGTTGCTTCCTCATTTATAGACTTCCGGTAGCGATTAATAACATTCTTTAATTTACGAGCACGATCATGGTCAACTGCCTCAACAACTTTGTTGAGTTTTTTCGTATGGTCCTTATCTATTGCCTCTAAGAGCTCTTCTAACTTCTTAGAGTGCTCTGCATCTTGAGTAGTAAGAGCGGCTTCTGTCGCAATCTTAGTGCGCTCATCAACCTTGGTATCAACTGCTGCATTGAATGCTGTTTCAATTTGCTCTAGACTTTCTTCTGTAAGAACGTCTTTGCCTGTCTCTTTAAGTAAATCAAATATCTTGCTCATGATTAAAATAAATCCTTTTTAGTTGCTTTCGCTATTTTTTGTTTAATTTTGCTCTCAGCTACCGACTTTAAATCCTTACTAGCCGCGGCATAATTTTTGTCAATAATATTACTGACAAAAGATTTGATCTGGTTATTTTGATCCATCGTAATTATTTAATAATATTTACCATTTTTTATATGTTTTTTATAAACTCAATAAACTTATTTCTTAAGTATTGATCAACATCTGTATTTGGTAATTTCTTTAACCCCTCTTCAAACCTATCAAAATTTTCTTCAAAGTCTCCACTATTATTTAAAATCCATTGTTTTGATTCTAATATGCCATTTACAAATGCATCTGAATAGGACGGATCTGCAACACAATCAATAGCGACGAGCTTCATTTCAGTAACATGACCAACTTCACTATCGGTTTCTTGATCAATCTTACCTAACGCTCTTGATGACATCCCAACTCTTACACCATCTAGTACTAATTGCTTTACTATGGTACCGCAAGGGGTTTGTAATATCTTACTCTTACCATAAAAAATGTTACCGTCTTGTTTCATTTCGGTAACTATATGGCATGCTCTTTCTAAATCGACTTCTGCTGTAGTAGGATGATTTAACTCTCCCATTGCTCGTTTAGTATGAATCATTTCTTTTTCATACCGAGTAACTTCCTGCACCATACTATCTAAATCATAAACTCGATTGTTCTTATTAACATCTGAAGCCATCATGTAAGGCCCTTTAATATATAATCTAGATTCAGAATTATTATTCTTCTCTTCTACTATATACTCGAACTCAGAAGGATCAGTTTTCTCTACTAATAACTTAAAGGCCATAGCGCTATAAAATATTTATTGTTTATGCTATCTTTTTCCGTTAAATAATTCCTTTTCAGTTAAAATCAGGAAGTTATAACCATGCTCATCAGCCCACTGTTTTGCGGCTTTCCACTTGGATTGATTAATATCGTACGTAGCTTGCTCATGTAATAACGTACGTTGTTTTTTTCGACCACGCATGACTGGGCGTTGAGTTTGACTGTATGGTTTTATTTCTATTAAGTATTTTACTCTTTTATCTCTCTCTTTTAATACTAAAGTATTATCAACATAATATTTATGGGTTCTTGAATCAATAGGACTTATATATGGTACTATGACACCTTCACTTGTCCATTCAAGTACGTTTGGATTATGGTCGCACCATTTAAAAAAATGTAACTCCCAAGAGCTTCTATATTGTGGATGTTTTTTACCTAAAAACTTTTGACGATTAAGAGGTCTATATATACCATTCTTAAACTCGCCTCTTTTATATATAGCCATTAGCCTACAAAAAACATCGGTGGTGCAGAATCACCAAACCCAGCTGAGGCACCAGTAAAGAGCCGTTCTTCTAACTCTTTTTTCTCCGTTAACCCTTCCTGTAAAATACTAGTATCAAGACCTGTACCGCCAAACAATTGAGCATTACCAAACTTACCTCGAACTCGGCCTAATGTGATTTTAGTTAAAGCAGAAGCATATTGATATACCCATGGCTCTTTAATCACATCTTTAATATGTTTTTCTACATAACAAGTTATCACTCCATAAAACCTTTCATTCTCTTTAGGTTCAGGAATCATAAGTAAGTGTTGATTGCGCTCATTAAACTTAAAGTATCGTTTTGTAGAGAGCATCTTCTCACGGGTTTCAAGCCATTGCTTTAATATATACCAACTAATTAAATCAAACCCATAATTACCCATTGCGTAACTAAAATAAGTTTGTTGCGCTAAAGTTTGTTCAATTGTGAATAATGTATTTAAACTACTACTCGTGGACTCATCATAACTAAATACCTCCATTACCTTTCTATTCTGTCTAGTGAGACCATCCCACCTACCAATAGAAGGGCTAGTGGCCGTGAGCTGACTTATTACAGTAGAATCGTTTACTGTAATATTACGAGTGCCATTTATCTGACCGCCTTGAGTTACCGCTTCTGCTAATACAACACCAACTGATACTTTTTGTGTAAAAGCAGTCCCACCTTGTGGCCAGTATTCAGTGGGAAGAGATGGGACAGAGCTTACTGTAAACATATCATTCGCTGTTGTATTAGCACTACCATACGGTGTGAGTTCAACTTGTACTCCAGAAATTCCAGGGTTACCAGGTGCTACTGTATTGACTGATGATAAGCATAAAACAATAGCCTTTTCTACTGAAGCATTACCATCATCTAAAGTCATCACAAATGTATAATCAGAAGGATCAATAATCGCATCTTCTGAATCAAATTCGAATAAAGGAATCCATCTTGCTAATTCTGCATTAGCAGGCGCACCTGAATCGTCTCGAGTAGCATCCGCATCAAATGACGCGGCTGAGGTTGGCGGATTGCTTTGCTGTTGAGAAATTGTAACTTCAACTTCATCAGTATATGTCGCAGTCAATTCCGGGGTCAAAAGAAATAACTTTGAAATATCTAAGCCCTGACCAATTGTATATTTGGTACTATCAACAACTAGATGCTCTAACGTATAACCAGCGAACTTAGTAAACAGCTCTACTGCTAATGTTATATTAGTAAAGATTTGATGACCATGTAACTCAAGATTAACAATAGGATAACCTAATGAGTATGTAATCCTATCAGCTAAACTCGAATAAGTATCAACTGTACTTGCAAGATATGTAGAGTATAGATGACTTCCTGCAGTTAAATAATTATCGTTCCACGTACTTGTCGCCACATAATTATTTATGTTGGCAACGCTGAAGTTTCTCCGCCTGCAGTAGGTTCTGGTGTAGGTACTTCAGAACCAGGACCACCTGCAGGTGCGCCTACTGGACCGATTTCGGGCGGAATTTCTTCACCGGGCGCTCCAGCAGGCGGTACACCACCAACGTCACCACCCATAGGAGGCGCCGCTCCACCACCAGCGGCCCAATCAGCACCACCACCTCTAATTTGATCTAACTCGAACTGTAAAGCAGCATCCTTTCTTAACCACTCCCTATTAGCTTTAATTTGCTCATCTGTCCATCCAAGATATTCCTTTTGACCGTATCCTTGTGATATAGATTCATTAGCAACGACGTTAGTAAAGTTATTAAGTTTAAGATCCATTATTTGTTGCTTACGTAATTCAAAATAATTCCGAGGTGGAACAAATTCTAAATCAAATACATTCTCTCTCATTTCAAAGTCATCCCATAAATGCTTTAATTTGAGATGTGTGATGAACGCTTCTTTCAGCCCCG